GAAAGAATCGAGGCCAGGCCCAATATTGTCTATTGACAATGTCCTGCTCATATTAAGAAAAGGACCGCCGGTGGAACCGACGGCCCTTGCATTTCCATGGTGGAGCAGAAGCCACTTACTGCGAACACAATATATGCCAACTCAGTTGAAATCAAGGTAACACGCAATTGGTTTGCCATCGTGACCTTCTGTGAATCAAACAATAAAAATGACTGAACAATCCCAAATATCTGCTTGCTTTTCTCTATGGTCTACCCTATAATAATAGACGTCAAGAGGAAAGGAGGTGGTTCAAATGGACGAGTTTTTGAAGGACTTGGCAGTAGCCGTGATAAGCAGCTTGGTTACAGTAGCAGCGGAAACGGCGATCCAAGCCCTAAAAGAAAAGACCTCTCGCAAAGCCGGGAAGCATTCGAAGAGGTCTTGAGTCAAAGGGGCATCGCGAAGGCGGTGCCCCGCCACCAACGATTTTACACTAGGAGAATCGCGATGAAAACGGTTTTGATTGCAGTTGCAGCGTCATTGACAACCATCTTTGTTATGAGATGGCTCAGAAGCAGGAAAGGTGGCAAATAATGGTCTACGATTCGCAGAAGCGCGCCGTATCGGCCTACCGCAAGAAGTCGGTGAAGCAGCTCACCATTCGGTTTTATCCCAATGAAGACGATGAGGTCATGTATCAGTGGCTAAAGAGCCAACCGAACACCACCGAGTACCTTAAGAAGCTCGTTGCCGCCGATATGGAGAAGCATGCATGAAACGCAGAAAAAGCCCGCACCCCTTTGCAGGGTGCGGGCTTTGCTCTTTATTTCGTCAACTTCGATACTGCCCAAAAGATAGGCACGAACGGTAGAAGGCACAGCGTGACTAGCACGCCAGCCGCAACGCCGATGCCCCAGCTAGCTTCGTCCTTCATGCCAGAAGCTCGTTCACGCGCTTCTGAACGGCATCATAGTTGCTTCCCAGGGCGGAACGGCGAGCGTCGCCATCACCGTACTCACCGCGAATCACGGCGCGAGCAAGAGCGTCAATGTCAACGCCATTGGCGCGCTCGTTCACACGAGCCTGAACATCGTCATAACGGTCTGCGAGGATTGCGCGGCGAGTATCGCCGTTGCCGAAAACCCCGTTAAGAACGTCGCTCGCGAGGTCATCGACGCTCGCTGAAGCAGCGCGATTAATGAGGTTTTGAACATCATCATAGCGCGAACCTAGGCGGTTGCGACGATCGCCCCCATTGCCGTACTCGCCGCGCATGACGGCTGCGGCAAGGTCTGCCGTGGAGCCTTGCGGGGCAGAGGGCGGCACGGGTGCTTGTGTGCTGCCGTTGGGATTTGCGAACTTCGCCCATGCGGCGGCATCCATATAGGCGATATCAAGGTCGAGAAGGCCGTCGTAACCGTTGATGCGCCCGTTGGACGTGTACTGATGGATTGCGCAGGAATCCCACGCACCAAACGCGCCAGATGCGAGCCACGGCGAATCCTGGTATCCAGTCTCGTTGTTGTCGGCGTACTGCGCAACCAAGAGCGCATGATTAGGCGCGATGGCGCTCCAATCCTCTTCTGTGCACACACCGCGACTTATGTACACGATGCAGCGCACGCCTGTAAGCTCATATATTCGGTCGAGGAACTGTTTTGCCTTGTCAGTGCCGATGCGCCCGTAATCCTCGTAATCGAGCATGGGAACACCGACGCCGAAATAGTTCTTGCAGTTCTCATAGAAGTGGTTTGCCTGCGCGATCGGGTCTTCCTTGTTCAGGAAGTGATAGAAGCCCCAGCACTTGCCCATGCTGATTGCCTTCTGAATGAACGGGTCGCACGTGTCGTGCACGATTCCCGTTCCCTCCGTTGCCTTGCAGAAGACGAAATCGTAGTCGATAGCGCCGAGGTCAAGCCCGCGCTGATAGTTAGAAATGTCGATGCCCTTCATAGTCATCGTTTATCACCTCTCAAAGCGTTGAAAGAGCCGAAGCCGACAGCTTTAAGCTCTTCCCTCGTCCATGTCTTGATTGAATTCACCCCATCGTCGGGGTCTCGCATCGCGTAGGTGCCGTCATCGTTTCTGCGCCACAGCATCACGACGTGGCTCCCGTAGTTGCGTTCGCCAAGCGTTCCGCTCACGCCAGCGAAGACGATCCAACCGTCATCGACGTATCCGAGCGCCGTATCGGTGTCCCAAAACGTGTCAACGCGGTCGAAGCCATAGCGGTCATGTAGCAGCTGTGTGAACTTTGCCATATCGTTCACACGGTCGGTAAGGCACGCTTCGCCAACAAGGCTCGAAAGCAAGTCTGGTGTGACGGTGACGCCGTTCTCGTAGCTCAGAGCCATAGCGGCGCACGTGAGCCCACAGCCGTACGTGCCAATGGTTTCGTCGCTGTAGGCGCAAGAAACCCATTGGGGGTCTTTCTGCAAGAAGAGCGGCATATAGCCGCTCTTCGGTATGCTTGCCTGTTTGTCGATGATGGGTTGTGCGTCTTGCACACCGTCACTGTAGCCGCGCTCATAGCTCTTGGCGGCGCTTGAGCTGTCGGCCTGCACGTGGTCGAGCGCAACGCCAAACCACGCCGCGAAGCCAATGACGATGCCGAGCAGCAAAGCGATTGCGAGTTTCAGCCTAGCCGCGCTTAGATGCTTCATCGGCAATCACCTTCGCGGTAGCCGCCTCGGCATCGGCGTGCTCGAAAATCTTCATGATTGGAAGGCTCGCGATATCGGGGTAAGCCTTGCAAAGGTTTTCGAGGATGCTGGCGACCTCCATTACGATGATCGCCACACATACGACGTACACCGTCACGCCGCCGAAGCCAAGGCCAACAACGTGAACGCTCAGAATCTCGATGCACATCGCGAGCAGGATGATAAGCGCCAACACGGCCTTATGCACAAGCCCAGTGCGCATCGTGGAGCTCTTGAACTGATGATTCATGATGGCGGAAATGATGCCGCTAATCATGTCGAACAGCATCAACAGGAACGCGCCAGCGATTGCCCAAATCTGCTGGTCGGTGAACGTGTAGATTGCAGTAAAGTCCATAATCTTTAACCTTCCTGGTCGTCTTTCTTGCCTGCTTCGAGCATCGCCGCCACTGCGTCGCGCCACCGTTTCGGAACGCTCTCAAGCGTTCGTCTGCCGCTCTTCACGGCTTCGTAGTAGATCTTTGCCACCGTTACTCACCGCCTACCAAATCGCCGATTTCGAGCAACGCGGCGTTCGTGTCATCGAGCGCGGCGTTGGTTGCCTTGAGCTGCGCCATGAGCGCGTCGATTCGCTCGGCGTCGGTAAGCCCGTCATCCTCGTGCGCTTCCCACAGCTCGTCGAACGCCGCCATCACCTCATCAACGGTCGGCACGCCGACTTGGACGAAATGAAGCTCGTCGGCCTTATAAAACTCGATTGACTTCTCAGCATCGGGGCCGTTATCTGCAACGTCCTTCTCGATGTTCTTGCGAAGCCAAACGTCGGCGCACGCGCCGTCCGCGCGGGCTTCGATGAGCACCGCGTCAGGCTGTGTGGCGGACACTGTCTGATAACTCATGTCTCTTCCTCTCTGCGGCGCTAACGTGCCGCTTTGCTTGTTTGATGGTCTTGTCGAATCTGTTGCTCGCAACCAAAGCGAGCGAATCTGTGTTTCTAAACCAGCCCCAATAGCTGCACACGCGCCTAGCGCGCCCAAGCGACGGACTTCGCCGGTATTTGCGGAAAGCTCGACACGCGCGTAGGAATAGCGTTGGTCGCAGCGTCACGCGATTGCGGCGAACCGTGAAGCCAACGACGTCAACAGGCTCCTGGTCGCCGACTCGGCAGACCTTCCACGGCTTGACGTGAAGGCCGAAGTCCTTGAGCAGCAGCCTTTGCAGCTGCCGCGCCGCGCTTCGCAAGTTGCGCTTGTCTTGGCTGAACAGGTAGATGTCGTCGGCGTACCAGAGTTGGTGCGTCACCATTGGGACGCTGCAACCTCGTCGAACCTTGCGCATGCCTTCTACGGCGTGATAGCCGAACGAAAGAACAAACTGCGCCATCCGCAGGCTGAAATAGCTGCCGATCTCCAGCCCGCCGCCGTAGGTTGCGAGCAGCGTTTCGCACAGATACAGCACATCGGGACTTCGTACATAGCGGCGAAGGATGCGCATGACCACGTCAGCCTTTATTGACGGGTAGCACTTGCGAACGTCCAAATGAACGAAATAGCCACCTTCTTGAACCCAGCGGCTTACGGCGTTCGCGGCCATCAGCTGGCCTTTTCCCTTCACGCTGGAAACCTGCCAAAAGCCGACTTTAGAGCGCAGCAGCCCGCTTAGCGCTTCGATGGCCACGTAGTCGCAAATCTGCTGCTTGACGCTTTCGACGCCGATGATGCGCAGCTTGCCGTTTGTCGGCTCGCGGTGCCTGTAGCGCTTGATGGGCCGAAGCGCGAGCGTGCGCGATGCGATCTCGCTCTCGATTTCTGCAATTAGAGACTCAGCGCTGCCGTGCTCGTCGGGCACGCGCCAGGCGTTCTTCTTGCCAGCGGGCGCGTCGAGCCACGATTCGTAGGCTCTACTAATAAGGGCTCAATCGATGCGGAGCCCCTTGCAATAACTCTTCAATTGTTCAGACCGTTTCTCTCTGGATGCTGTCTGAGAGGTCGCCGACACGGCTACTGTCCCAGTGGTCTTAAAGCCATTTCAGTCGTTGACCCAGGCCATTGCCCGCTCGTTGCCAGCACGGCGGGTAGTCGCGGCGGAAGTGTTCAGCTGGTTGTTAGTTTTTCCAGATAGGCGCGAGCCGATGTTCCACCTGGTGTTGCCGGTGCCGTTGTTGCCGTTGACGTACCAAAGGCCAGCATTGCCCCTGTTCCTCAAGTTGCCGAGGGAAAGCCAAGAGAACATGACAGCCCGCGCGCCGCGAATCCCTGTTTTGCCTACAGAAGGGGGCTTGCGCCCCCTCGCGGCTTACGCCGCTTCACCCCGCGAGCGACCATTTGCAGAGCGGCGCGAGCCGATGACCCACCCGGGGCTGCCGGGGCCGAGGTAGCCGTTGACGAACCAAAGGCCAGCATAGCCCCCGTTCCACAAGCTGCCGAGGGAAAGCCACTCTCGCCATCCGACGGTGGTGTCCGCGACCTTGTAGTTGCCGTCGCAGATGCCGACGGACGTTGACGCGCCCGTTCCCTGCTGCATCATCAAGCCGTGGAAGGTCTTCGGGTAAAGGCCGTAGTTCCAGCCTTCGCCAGCGGGGCCAGGGAACGCGCCAGCGTTTAGCGCCGAATCTGGCATGCTGCCAGACTTCTCGTTCTTGGTGTCGGGATTGACCCACACGACAGTGCCGCTGCCCGTGTATTGGATGAGCACGTTTCCAAGAACCTCGTACATGCCCAAGCCAAGCTCGACGCCCTGGATGACGAACGGCTGCTTGGAGTCGGCGCAGCTCGTCGGCGAGCCGTCTCCCTCAACCATGTCGCACGCGCCAGTGTTCCACGGCGAAGTCGCAAGCTGGTAGGTAGTAGCGGTATTGAACGGCGTCGCGACATCGAAGTAGATCGCGACGTTCGAAGCATCGACTGCGACCTTCCTGATGACCTTAGCGCCGTCGAAGATGTCGCAGTTATAGCTATAGCCACGGTCGGTGCTGTCCCCCGTGTGCGTGCCGAGCATCATCGCAGAGCCGACTATGATCTGGTCGGCCTTGTCCTTCGCGATGACCACGCGCGTGGTGTTGCTCTCGGCAACGGTTGGCGCGGTGGTCATATCGTAGGCCGTGCATCCAGTGAAGATGCTCTGGCTATTTTTGGTAGCGTACTTGAGCAAGAACATCGCCTTCACGTACCAGTCATCGGCGGCGACCTTGAGCGCGTCGCCCGTGGTGGCAGTCTTCATGAGCGAAACGCCGCCGTCGTGGCTTACGCTGCGCGTCTTCACAGGCGCGCCGCTCACGCTGCGCGGATTGCCGTCGGCATCGGCCGAGAGGGCGTATTTCGCATAAAGCATGTAGGGGCGCTGCGCCCCGTTGGGAAGCAGCGCGGCAGGCTGGCGCTTCATGCCAGGCTGACGCGTATCCGAGACGGTGAGGTTCACCGCATCATCGGTCTCGGTCTCAAGCGTGTAGAGAACGGGCGTCAGAATCCATGTGTCATCCTTGCGGCTAAAACGGCCATCGCCGTCGATCGCCGTGACATAGGGCATGCCGTCAGCATCCACGCCGCCGTTCACCTCGAAGAAGAGAAACGCGCCGTGGCCGACGTACGGGTCTACCGCCGCGCAACCGATGACGCCAGGCTGCGGGTTGGCGATGCCAGCGTTCGCGCCTGTCTTCGTGCAGGCGGTAGAGCTGCCTTTCGGAATACTGACGCCATAATTCTTTCCATCGCGCATCTTTGCGAGCCATGCGGCGATGCTCGAGTTCGTATAGCGTCCAGTTTCATCATTAAAAATGGGGACTGTCGAAGCCCCCATGGATTCGAGCGCGATTGCCACGCGCTCAAGCGTCTCGTGGTCCGCAATGTGCGTCTTCGCCATGCCTAATCCTCCGTGTCCACTAGTGTGATGTACTCGGTATCGCCCACGGTGTCGTAGGCAAGATAGATGCGCTTGTCGGGGCTGATTGAGCCGCGAGCTTCCTCGGCGGCCTTGCGCGCATCTGCCGCCGCTTCGTCGGCGCTGTCCTTCGATGCGTTTGCGGCGTTTGTAGCCGTCTTCGCGGCATCGGTTGCCGCATCGGCGTTCGCTTTGGCGGTGTTGGCGGCTGCGGCGGCGTCGTTCGCACTTTTAGTCGCCGCGTTGGCCTTGCTGGTTGCCGTGTTGGCGGCTGCGGTCGCGCTCTTGCAGATGTTCACGGCGGCGTTGGCGTTGTTGACTGCGGCAGTCGCGTCGGTCGCGGCCTTCTCGCCCTTCAAAACGGCTGTTTCGGCTCGTTTCTCAAGTTCCTCGACGGCGTTGTCCCAAGATTGCGCGGGCGCGTTGCCTTCGCGGGCGTCGCGCATGATGTCGAACGCGAAACGCTCGGTCTGCACCGTCTGCGAGCCTTTGACGAACTCGAAATATGCTTCGTCGGTGTAGCCTGGAACGCATGCAAGATTGCTTTCCTCGCAAACGTGCGTTGCGGCGTTGCCCGAAACGGTTGCTGTTCCCTTGTAGTAATGGATGCGGTCAGGCAGTCGCGCCACAAGGTAGGCAGTATAGCCCGCAAGCGCGAACTCGGTACCATTATCGTAGACGAGCGCCTTGATGGTGGTGCCGCCGCTCTCTCCCTGCGCGATGCGGATGCAGTTGTTCCCACATCCGCGCTTGTCGATATCAAGCTCGATTGTCTGCGTGTTCATTACTCTTCACCGCCAGCTTTAAGGGCGCGAAGCTTCTCAAGTGCGGCCATAAACGCCCCAATTGGATCAGCTTGCGTTTCCGCTTCATCGGTGGAAGCCGCTGCAACCGACGGATTTACGATTTCCGCGAGCGCATCGAAGCAAGCGACCGTTGCGGAAGTTCGCTCATCCACGTATGAAGGCAGCACCAAGGTGACGCCGCCATCGTTCGAGAACGTCGTAGGCTCGACGATATCAGCCGCTTTGACAATGGAGCGAGTCCCGTCATCGTATTCAGCGACGAACACGATGCCCGCATCCTCCCCTTTTTGCAGCTGCTCCTTATCGAAACTCTGCAACATGTTCTCGATGTTTCCGACTGGATCATGAGCCCAGTATCTGACGATTTTCGCCATGCGCGTTCCTTTCTATCCGGTTCCGACGGTGCTGTATCCAACGAGGATGCCGTTGATGTATCTCAACTGCATCGTTCCGTAGTGCCATCCAACCGTTCCGTTGCCTGCATCATGAAGTTCAGAGATGAGCGGTTGGTTGATGTTTCCAGTCCATCCCTGAGTTGTCGTTACGCTCGTGTTGGAGCTTGAAGCCGTCGATATTCTCGGAGACGATATGCGCACGATGCCTTCAGCCTGTAGCTGAAGGCCGTACATCAGCTCTCCCGTTGATGTGTCCCTAGCAGAACTCGAATAGTCGATATATCCAACACTTCTCGTCTTGTTGTTGTCGGTCCTGTATCCGTTCATCTGCCCAACGGAATTCAACATCGTGTAATAGTTGCTATATCCACAGCGAAAAGTGCCATTCGCCGTGATATTGTTCGCTGTCATGTAGTTCGTCGAGAACGCGCCGGTTTTTAGATTCCAGCTATTCCGCATGGTTGCATCGGCGATAATCCCAGCCGACATATACGACGCGTTGATGTACACAAGGCCGTTCTTCATGAAAACGCCCTGCGTCTTGCCGTTGTTCGTCAGAAGATTGAACACCTTGTTCTGCGTCCACGCATCGTCGTAGTCGCTCAAAAGCCCCTGCGCCGTCGCTTTGGCCTTCGATTGCTCGATGATGCTCTTCGCGTAGTACGCCGCCGAATGATACGTGTTGATCGCGCTCGCATAGGTGCTGTAGGCGCTCTTATAATCGACCATCGCAGTCTTGAGCTCATCCGCCGTTTTGCAGGCGAGCACAATGTCAATGCAGTCTTTCAGGTTGTCGTACGCCTGATTCTCTCCAAATGCGGCATCGTATTTCGGCACCAAAACGTTCAGTTTGAATTGCTCGTTGAGCGAAGTGCTCTTGGTTAGAATGCTGCACTCGCTCGAAAGGTCGGATTGCTCCTTCTCGATCGTTTGCAGAATCTTGTTGACGGCGGCTTTCTCGGCTTCAGTCACCACGCCGTCGCTCGCGAGGTTGTTGACGGTTCCGTCGAGGTCGTTGATCGATGTCTTTAGCTCTGATAGCGACTTGTCGGTCTCGCCAAGGTTGTCAGTCAACTCCTTGAGCGCATCGCCTGTGGCGGTGCCAAGGCTTTTGATGTCGCTTGCGTTGTTGCTCGCCCTATTGTCGAGGTCGTTCACAACGCCTTCGAGCGTCCAACCGTTATCGCCATAGTTCACGTCACCTGGCGAAAGCTGAAACTCGCCCGTGTCGAAGTCCCAAAAATTCTTCCCCTTCTCGTCGGTGAGCAAGCCAGCGCGAACGCGGTCGGCGTGCATGGTTCCGACGTTGATGCAGTCGGCATTGACGCTTTGGCCCGTGATGAACGTTGTCCAAGACCACTCGCCGTTGGCGGTGAGCGAAGATGCCAGGCGGATACCCATGCCGTTGATGTTAACCGCCCACATGTTGGACGTCGTTTTGACTGGCGTGCCCGTCTCGGGGTTCAGCGCAACATTGCTGAAAATCTGTCCCAGCTCGAAAGATTCGACTTTGTACGTGCCCACGGCGTTGAATTGCTTGTTGAGGGCTGATTGTAAAAGCTGCAACCAGCCGACGGATGGATTCGCCACGGCATCAAAGTTCGCCCGAGAAGCTGCGCCTGATTTCAGAGCACCAGCGACCGTCTCCCACATGTCGGTGAGCGCATCGACCAGGTTGCCGAATGTCACCGTGGTATCGGCGGTCACCAAATCGCGCTCAATCTGCGAGACGCGCCCCTTAAGGCGTATTCCGCTCTCGGCGAACTGCTTGTCAATAATCGCCACGCAATCGCCGAGCGTCACACCTTCCCATGAGCGACCGTAGGCGTGCAAATCGAGCACGTTGGCTTCGTACGAAACCGTAGGTTCCTTTACGGTTTCGAGGTAATCTTGCGTCTCCTTCAAAAGCTGAGCGGCGTCCTCGCACTGCTCGTTGACGTACGTATCAACGGCCGGCAAGATTCCGCCGCTTCCGTCAGGATGGCCCCAAACCTTGGTGGCTTCTGCATCCTCTGTATAGTCCTTGCCGCCGTTGATGCCACCGAACGTCAGGCGGCGACCGTAGCCGCCTGCGTCGGTTTCAACACCCTTGCCGTAGCCGTAGACGCGTGTCTTTGGGTTAGCACTGCCGACGGTGCGCTTTATGTCAACGATGTCCTTAGTCCACGTGAAGCGTTTAGGGCTGCCTTGGTCGCCACGCGAAGCCCGCACGCCGATGTAGCGATGCGTGACCTTAACGCCATCGGTCTCGATGCGCGTCTCAAGCTCGCCGCCCCATGTCGCGATGAGATCGGTCAACGCCGCCCGTACGCTCGTATGGTAGAACGTATGCGATGCGCTGGCCTTGAGGTCGCATGTTCCGACTTCCCAGCGCGTGCCGCCCAAGATGGACGTGAGCGCTTCAGCCACGCCGCCGCTAGGCCGCTTATCTTCTATATAGTCATCGAGCAGCTCGGCGATGGAGTTTATGCAGACGGCTTCGCAGTAGGTCTTGCCGCTTTCGTCGTGAACCTGAGAGACCTCATCGACAAGATGCTCGTGCGCATTGCTTTGACGGTCTACCCAAACGACACGCTGGCCCTTGGAAAGCTCGCGGCTGCATGTGATCTTAAGCTCATCGGTTCCGTCGAGCGCTTCGGTGTGTGTTGCGGCAGTGTAAGCCAAGCGCCCCATGTTCTCACCCCAGCGGTCGAACAGGGTAAAGCCGATGCGCGAGATTAAAGCCATCGTTCCTCCCATTCGATAGTTGCTGTGCCGCCTGTAATCTTCAAGTGAGCGCGGCCATTTATCTCGAAGAAATCGCTCATGATGTTGAGTGCCGCGACCGAGCCGTTCACCGTGGCTTGCTCCGTTGCGAAATCGAGCCGAACAATGCTGTCAGCCGTCAATGCCTGAACCACCTCAACGAACTCGCCCGTATCGGTGTTGCTGATACGCCAAGAGCTGCAAGCACCAGGCTTCGCCGTCACTCTCATCGGTGCTGGCAGCGTGCCGCCGACGGCGAACGCCGCTGAACCGCTCACTTCGATGCGTCGGCTTTGGCCGCGATAGTCTGGGTCACCGATGTGGAACGTCACCGTGCAGCTCGGGCAATCGTCGGTTATCTCATCTAGGTCGGTGCTTCCGCCGACGATAGCCATAAGGTGTCGCGTCGGATCGTCTGGCAGAAACAGCGGCGCGGGCTCGTCAGTCCAGAGCATTGCCGCAAGTTTGTGGCGGGCTTCCGCTACGTCGCGGCGATGCTCTGTGCGCAGCCACATATCGACCGAGAGGTCGTAGCCATCGCGCTTGACCGTTTTGAAAACCTCGCCGTGCCGCCCCGGCACATCTTCGAACGTCGCATCGACGCTCGCCATGACAGGGCGGCGAATTTTACAGTAAACCAGGCTCGAAAGGTCATGGCCGTTGAACACGATGCTGTCGGTCTGGTTGCGCTTGCGATTACGCTCCAACGGTCACTCCCTTCTGCTTAAGGCGGCTTGCGATGCCAGCGCCTATTTGCTGACCTGTGGTGTAGGCGTCCATCTTGTCGGACACGCTCGCGTTCACGGTCACGGCGATTTCGACGGCGCGGGAAGCCCCTGCGCCAACGCGGTCGAACGCGCGTGAAACCGCATCCTCAACGCTGGAGCGCAATTTCTTATCTGGCGTGACATGCTCGCCGCCTGCTTCGCCGACGCCGATGATGCTGGGTCGGTCGAAGTAGCCGCCCTTTGCGTACCAATCGACGCTCACGCTCGGCAGCTTCACGACGCCGCCGACGTCGCGCCAAGAAACGTTGAAATGCGGCAGGTTGATGTGCGGCAAGCTGATTCGGATGCTGCCGAATGCAGACGAAATGCGCCCAGGGATTCCGCTAATCGTGTTCCACGCATCATTGATGGGACCGGTGATGTTGTTCTCGATTTCGTTGAACTTATTAGCAACCGTCGAGCCAAGACCAGGAAAGCCCAATTTCTCTCCGATTGCGTTGCCCGCGTTGATAGCGTTGTTCTGAGCGTTTTGCAGTTTGGTCGATATGTTGTCTTTGATGGCATCAAAGGCGTTGCTCGCCTGGTTTCGCGCTTGCTCCCAATCGCCGTTGAGCACAGATTGCAAGGCCCCAGCCGCAGAGCTGCCGACGATCTGGGCCGTCTGCATGTCGTTCTGGATAGAATCTCTAATAGCACCGAATTTTTCCACTGCTGCGATTTGCAGGTTGCTCCACGTGTCGCTCGCCGAGGTCTTCAAGCCTTCCCAAGCGTTAGATGCGCTCTGCTGAATGCCATTGAACCTGTCGGCTAGACTGTTCTTCGCCTCTTCGCATTTGCCCGTTATGCCGTCCCATATTCCCTGCCAGAATACGGGAACACCAGCAAAGAAGTTTTGCACGCCTTGCCATTTTTCTGATATCCATCCCGTGAAGTCAGACCACAGCTGCTTGCCTGTCTCGGTCTGCGTGAAGAACCACGTAAGACCAGCAACAGCGGCGGCCACTGCCGCGACGCCAAGCAGAATCGGGTTCGCGGCGATAAGCCCCGTGAATGAAGTCCAGCCGCTGCCGACGGCACCGATAGCGCCCTTGAGCCCGCCGAAAGTCTCGGAGACTCCCTTTATCGCGCCGCCGATCTCGGTGCCCGTTTGGAGAACCTTGCCTGCGCCAGTCGCGAGTCCGCCAAACGCGAGCGTCCCAAGTCCGATGTTCGTAACCAAGTCCTGCTGCTCTGGCGATAGCTGCTGATACCAGTTTGAAACCCCCTCAAGCGCAGGCGTCACCTTTTCGAGCAGCGTGGTGCCAAGTTCCAAGACCTTCTCTTTAAGCGGCATCGCCGCTTCGCCAGCTTCCGCCATCTTCTGGTTGAGCTGAGCTTGCTGCTCGCGCGTGTCGAGCATGGTCTTGTTCGTTTCCTGATACGTCTGCCCGATATCGCCGTACAGACCGTCGAGCGTCTGCGTGATGAGCGTCGAGCGTTCCTGCTCACTACCACATGCGGCAAGCGCGGCATTGAAGGCATCTTCTTTTGTCGCACCCTGGTCTATCTGATCGTTGAAAGCCTGCTGTGCGGCCTGATTTCCAGAAAGCGCGGCGCTCCATTGCTCGTTGCTCGCGGTAGCCCAGTTGAGCGCATCTGCCAAACCGCCCGTTACGGTGCCCGTGTGAGCCGTCTCCTGCGAAGCTTCGACGAGGTTTTCTAGCGGCAGCGCATCGCCGAACTTGGAAAAAGAACCAGCGGCGATGTTCGTCCATTGATCAAGTTCCTGCTGGTTCGTTGTCAGGCGGGACAGGTTTTGTGCGGCTTCGGTGGCGGTGTCCTCTTCGCCGAGCAACTTGTAAAAGAGCGTATACGAGTTCCGCGCCTGCTCGCTCGTTCCTCCAGCATCCTTCCATGCGGCGTCGAGCTGGTGAGTCTGCTCGATATTCTCTTCCTGACTCGAAGCCAAACCGACGAGCGCCGTCGCTGCGCCACCGACTGCGCCGGTTATTGTCTTACCAGCTGTCTCAAGGCCCTTGCCAGCCTTTGCAAGCTTGTCGCTGTTGTCTTGGATGGTTTGGCCGAATTGATACAGCCCAGTTTTGGACGCTTCTGCTTCACGGCTCACGTTTTTGAGGTCGTCGGCATAGCTCTCAAGCTGATTCTCGCAGATGGCTATCTGAGCCTTCAAGCTCGAATACTGGGCCTGCTCGCGCTCCGTGAGCACAGCGCCGCTTCGCTGCTTTTCCTCAAGACCCGCGAGCGCAGACTTGTAGGCGTCGAGCTTCGTCTTCGTCTCGTCGTATGCGCGGTTCAAGAGCTTCGCCTTCTCGGTCAGAAGCTCGGTGTTGCCAGGGTCGAGCTTGAGCGCGCGGTTGATGTCCTTGAGAGCTCCTTGCGTGTCCTTGGCCGTGCCTTGCACTTTCTTTAACGCGCCTTGCAGCTCGGTCGTATCGCCGCCGAACTTGATCGTAAGGCCCTTGTACGTTACGGCCATGCCTTCACCTCTATTCGTATTTCAAAGATATGAGCGCACAGAACAGCGCACCTTCTCAGATGCGCTGGCGCTTTGCGCTCGCATCACGCCCAAAAGGCCGCTTCGCCCTTGCGAGATTCCTCGTCGTCTTGCGCGTAGGCAATCGCATCGTTGACGAACGAATGTATGTCAAGCAGCGTCTGCACCTGCCGATAGCTGAGCTTTTCCAGGTCGTTTATCGACAAGCCAGCCTGCTGGCACTCGTAGATATAGAGCGCGTCGCAGCTACTTTCCAGCTCCGTCGGCAGCGGCGGCATCGGATGCTTCGGCGGTCGCGGGCTCCACGTTCTTTCCTGCGTTCGGAAAAAAGTTCTCCTGGACGATGCCCATCACGTCGGTAGCCCAACCGTCTGAACGCTCCAGGTCGTACGCGTCGGCGGGAAAGCCCTTCACCCACTCGTCGAACGGCTTGAGCTTGCGGTCGGCGGTCTTCGCGCACGCGTAGAAAATCTCAAGCAGCGGAACCACTGGCGCGACGCTTGAGCAAGCCTGAACCTCAAGAACCATGGACACGTCTTCGTTGATATCCTTCGGCCTCTTGCTCCCGTCGGCACGGGCCACGCTGAACTCGCGAGAGAACACGATCGGAGTGAACGCGTTGCACTCGACGGGGTACGTCTCGCCGCCGACGGTGATCTCGGCAACCATTACGCAACCTCGGACTCGGGCGCGGGCGTGATCTGAGTATCTACCTTGTCGAAAAACTTGTCATAATCCTCAAGGTCGCTGTAGCTGTCATAGAAACTGCCGCGCCAGCCCGTCGACAGCGTGACTGGACGCCACGTCACGTCGTAGTCGAGCTGCGTGATGTCGGGCTTTTCCTCAAGCGTCTTCGCGTCCATGCTCGGTGCCTTGATTTGGCACACAAGGAAGCAGCGGCGCTTGCTGATGACGTGTCCAGGCTGCTCGCACATAAAGGCGAACTTCTTGGGCTTCTTGCCGGACGTTCCGAGCACTCGCCCCTTTGCGTCGATGTCGAAACCGACGATATCGGCGAAGAGCTTGCGCATCTCTGGCGTGCTCTCGGTGTCATAGAACGAAATGGTGCCAGAACCGCCGTTGTCCTGGTTCTTGTCAATCCACGGGTCATTGTCGCCGTAGCTCGTAGACGTCTCCACGGAGGGCTCCATCTTGATTTCAACAGTTCCAGGAACCTTTACAGGAGTGTCGTAGGTGAATGCGTCTTCGTCCTTAAGAACGGCGATATGCGAGTTCTTAACGCCGAAGAATCCGTTTCGTGGCATTGCGTGCCCCTTTCTAGTATTCAAATACGTTTGTCTGGTAGGCGGTCTCTATGACGCCTTCGCCGTCGATTGGCGTGACTGTTTTCGAATAGGCGAAGCCAGCATCATCGAGCGCCGTTTCGATACGCTTCTCAAGCTCGTAATCGCGCGACGCGCAGTAAAGCCCGCAATCGTAGGGCATCCACCGCAGGTGGGCAACGTTATCGGTGTACGCCGCTCCGCCGTAGCTCGCTTCGATTTCGATGTAAGGCGGCGCGGGCCGCTCGCCGGGCTGGAACGCGCCGTTGCTGAACGGTAAACCGAACGACTTGAGCACCGACGCAAGCTCGTCAAGGGTGTTCATTGCTCGCCGCCTTTCGCGAACTCGGCGGCAACCTCGTTGTACACGCCCTCGATTACGTGATCGCCAGCGACGTGCCCAGGGTAACGCCCGCTTTGGTTGGCAATCGCATGGCCCTTTTCGAGCAGATGCGTGAGCTGATATTGCTTGTTGTGGACGGTGCAGCTCGTGCCAGTCTCGTCCGTCTCAACGCTCGCCGCCCATCCTTTGGCGTAGCTGCCGCCGTGATGCTCTCTCTTTCGGCTTCGCTCGCGCAACAACCGTACGGCCTTCTGGCCAGCGGCGCGGGCGTTGCCTTCAAGGGCTTCGGCGTCATCGTCGATGACCTCTTGCATGTCGTTCACGATGATCGTCGCCAAGTCATCGATATTGATGCTGCTCATCTGTTGCCCGCTTTCTCAACAAGCGTTAGGCGCACGTTGTCGGCACCACTCATTTGCTTGTTGTCAACCGAGTACGTGGTGCCGCCTAGCTCCACAAGAACCTCTCCAGAATACGCACAGGCGCGGATACCGATAATAGCCTGCGGTTTAACGCCAGCCTGAGCCGCCGCATAGTACGCAGCCGCGCTCATCGAGTACACGTTGCACGGAACGCGGCGGCGGCGTTCCTTCTTGTGCGGCACGCCCTTGTCATCGCGCTCGGTCTCGGTCGCGATGAGCGTGCATACGCCGTTCCAGTTACTCATCGGCTGGCTCCGTCCTGTAGGCCGAATCACCGCTCATGGAGGTGAGCATGCATTCGAACGACTTCGTGAAACGGTCTGCATCTGGGTTGTCCATGCCGAAATTGGCCTTGACGTATACCTTGATAGCAAGGCGAATGCGGCCATCGGAGTCGTCGTTAGCCTTCTCGGGAAGGACGCCGCCCGCTACCAGTTCGGCGCGGGCGGCTTCGATGACGTCTGCAATCTCTTCGTCGAAGTCGTTGCAGAAAGCGGGAATGCGCAGGGCGGCGCGGCAGGCATCGAGAATGCATTGCTTCTGCTTCTTCTTGTCTGCCATGGCACGAGACCTCCTTATGCAGTCTTTACAGTCAGCTGGGCGAACGACTTGGGCACGGCAAGGCCGCAATCAATCAACTCGTAACCGTCAAAGCAGCGGTTCTGAGTTCCGTCGGACGCGATATAGGGCATCACGTCGGGGCCGTCGAACACGTTGCCCTTGAACAGGTCGGGGTAGCCGGCGATGATCACACCGTCGGCGATGGAATCGTCGCGCTTGACAAGCTTGCCGAAGATGTGGCCTTCGACGGACGGGTCGGCATTCTTCTCATCGACGAAATACGAGCGCCCGTTAGTGTCCTCGAGCATGGCGATGTAGTTCCAAATGACGTTGTTGTTCGCGTAGATAATGGCACCCTTGGGCGTGGAGAGGCCGTAGGTGTAGAGCTTGGAGAGCAGGCCAGCGAGGTCGGCTTTCTTGAGCGCATTGGCCGTGGAAGTCTGAATCTTGTTCGTCTTTTCCATGCCGTAGGACTCGTTGGCCAGGCGCGCATGGGCATGGGCGTTGCATCCAACGGACAGTCGTGCGGCGATCTCACTTACGAGATAAGACTGGAAGGATGCGACGGATTGAACGGCCATGCGGCGGCTCATCTTCAGGCTCTTCTTAATCTCGACGCCCTCGAACTTGAGCGTGTCGAACGTGTTCTTCTCATCGTAGGTCGGTGCCGCGCCCTCGTCGGTCTGCGCGGCGTCGCCAGCATCAATGGACTTGTGGCGGATAATCTCGAACTGATGGGGGAAGTTCTGCTTCGGCATATCGCCCCACAGAACGGCGGTGTTGTCGATGAGCGAGATAATCTCGTTTTGAAGCTCGACGGGAATGACGGAATCGGTGTTGCTCGTCGTGTGGTTGAATGCGGCGGGCTGCTCCATGGCGCGGGTCTGCGCGGCGCGCTCCGCGTCGGTCAGTGCGTAGCCCTCTACCAGCTGGACGCCAGCGCGCTCAGCGACGCCCTTCACCCACGCGCGCTGCTCGGCTGCGTCGTAGTCGGTCACGTCGTAGGCATTGCCAACGCCGACAACATTGGCGGAGCGCGCCAGCGGAACGGCATCCACGCGACGGGCGGTGCCGTTCTCGATGGCTGCGCGGGCTGCTGCGACGGTCGCGGCGCGGGTCTGCGCGGTCGCAGTCTGCTGCGCGCGAATCTCGTTGATGCTCTTCGTCAACTCGGCCATGCGGGCGGCGTCCTCATCGGTCGGCTCGGCGTCATCGGCGGAATACTTGTCGATGAGTGCCTGGAGCTCTTTCAGCAGATCTTCAAGGTTCATTTTTGTTTCCCTTCTAATTGATGGCGATTGCCATTACTGCACGCGCCTTTACTAGCGCGTTCTTGCGGCGCACGTGCTCCCCGTGCGACTCCTCAATCACTCCGTTGAGAAGGTTTCTTGCACTTATTTCGGTGTTCGGGTCAGCAGGAAGGCTGACTGCGGACA